AAGAATAATAACTCGGACGAGAGTTGATACACCCTCATCCGCCCACTCAAATTTGTTTTCCTTTTTGGCTTCCTCTTTCTTTGGATTATCCATAAGTAAAGAGTTAGGCAGTTTTATTTATGCTTGTGCCTCTGTCCAGGAGATACGGAAATCAATAGCACGACGGTTCGAACCACGACCACCACCAATGTTTGTTACCTTAACAGCAAGAACCTCAGGTCCATCGGGGAAAACACCAGTTGGATTAGGTGCTGTGGTAGCAGCAAGTTGATTTCCACCACCACCTAAGATTGAGTTAGAGATTTCTTTAACAAGTCCTAGATCGTAGTCAGCAACACCAGAGTCAGCGTAGAATCCATAGATAACTTCACCACCAACTAGTTCGTTCGTAATAATAGAAGCACCCTGAGTTAAGTCTGCGTACTGTGCTAGTGATGTACCACCAACATTTTCCCATGTAACACTATTTGTAATATTGGGATTAAGAATAATCTCAACAAAGAATGGTCCATTAGCAGACACCTCAGCAGTTCTAAGAACCATTTGCATTCTATTAATTAATTCTCTGGAACCAAATACTCCAGGGATACCATTATCAACAGAAGGAGAAGTGCGAATAGCAAGAAGCGCCTTTGTTTGTCCCGAGTTTACTTCTCGTCCAGTTCTAGATCCAACAGTGTAAACATATGCTCGGTCATCGTCAAATCTACCATCCATAATAACAGAAGAACCCCAGTGACTAATTTGTGGAACAGATGTTGCTCCAAGCAACTCCACACTAGTTGGTTGATCTGGATAATATGTAAATGTCTGTGCTGAACCAGCACCCATTGGAGAAAAAGTTACCGAAGATGGGTTAGCACTATACACTGCTTTACTCAGAATAATATTGCTTCCAGAAACAGAGTATAGATATGTATCTGCTGGGATACCAGAACCAATAACTCTCTGTCCTGCTTGTAAACCAGCAGCAGAATCAACAGTTCCACTAGAAGTTCCAGATGCCATGGTCAAGTTAACACCAGAAGCACCTGCCTGTTCTCTAGTAATACCAGAGAAAGAACCAGCACTAGCACGAGATAATGGAGATAAAGCAGAACCAACCTGCTGTGTTAATGCGATACCAGTAGATGATCCAAGAGTATCTGTAATCTGGAAGGTTGTAGCAGATGGAACAGCAGCAACAAAGTATGGTTTGTTTGCCACTACATTCGCGAAAGGATTGTCGAATCTAATAGTCTGCTGACCACCAGGAGATAGACCAGCAGTAGATTTTACTTCAATAACATTACCAGCATTTACATTGACAACATCTTGAACAAATACATTCTTGGAACTGTAGTTTACGTATTCTTGTAAACCTGCGGTTGATCCAGTCGTTCTCTTAATACGTAGTATTCCAGAGTCTGGGAAATGTGTAGGAGCATCTAACACATATAAAGTATTATCTGAGTTAGAAAAAGTCTTGGTTGTTGTAGTAGATGGAGGAACAGTGTTAACTTCATAGCGAGCAGGCAAGTTACCCGATCTCATATACGCTTCAGTATTTTGGTTGTTGTTAGGAATCTTGTGTGCGTAGATAACATCACCATCGAGAGCACGGAATCCCCAGCGAATGAAACCAGCACCATACCAAGAGTAGTCCATATAGAACATCTGCATCTTGGTTGGGTCAAGAGTATAACCAGACTTACCAGTACCATCACAACGGTCTAGGTTCCAATCAGACTGACTCCATTCACTTTCCACAGTCTTGGTAACAGGAACATTACCTGCCGATGGTCCACGATAATCTGGGAAGATAACCATCTGAGTATCAGAAATAATACCATCAACACGATAAGAAGAACCACGAATGACAACATAGTCACCAGGGTTTAACTGTTTACTAAACTTAGTACCCTGCCCATTAGCAGCAGTGTAACTAGACACTAGCGTGCTTCCATTAGTGACAGAAATTTTACCAGATAACTGGAAAGTAGATGTTCTACGAACAACACTAAGGTTTCCACTTGCCCAACGGAAGAAGATACCGTTCTGCTGATCCATCATACCAATTTCCAGCTTAGTTCCATAAGAATTAACTGGAGTGATAGTATATTCACCAGATGCTACAGCATCAACAGGAGAAGAAGATGCTGTGTACTGGAATGTATATGGATCAATTACATTTGTTACTTGATGAACTCCATTGTAGTTATTATCAGTTACACCACGAACGTCAACTTGTGTATCTCGTGTGACGTTGTGTGCGTCAGCAGCAACAACAGTTACAGTTGTACCAGATGAAGTAATGTTATCAAGGTTTTCAATTGCTGGTTCTAAGATAGAACCAGTAGAGAATGAGACACCTTTACCAGACTGATAACGGAAGTAACGTTTTGTCTGTCTGATTGCCTGTTGATTCTTAGAGTTTGTATTCGTAGAGAACTTTACACCACCATCAAATGCTCTGTGGATTGAGTTACCTTGTGGTCTCGGATAAAGTTTCCTTGTTCCACTATTGACAGATCCTGTTGGTGCCGCATCTGGAAAATAGTAGAAGCGAGTTGGAGTTTCAACTCTAGCAACTACCCAAGATCCATTAACATTAGTACCATCCGATCCAGCAATAGCAATCTCATTACCAACTTCAAAACCATGTGCTTGTGTGGTATCAACTTGTACTGCGCCTGCCATCAACCCAGCAGATGCCGCAAGAGTAATAGATCCACCAACATCAGAACCAGTGTAATGAATACCAGAATACAATGCTGTTCTAGCAGAATCGTAAATGCCACCAGATGCTAGAGTCCACTCATACTTAGCAGTGAATGTAAAATTTGCTGTGTTAACACCATCAATTGAATCAATAATGAAGACACCATTAGCACCAGGGAATGTAGTGTCTTGAATATAGATCGCAGTACCAGCAGCAGGGCGTGTAGATAGAGAAGTGTTTACAGAAACTGTGATCTCTCTACTGTTCTCTACTGCCTGAACGTCAGTAATTACAATAGCATCTTGAGACTTAAAAGCAAATGGGTTGTTGTTTATCATTGACAACGCTTCCCACTTGGTATCCTGAGTACCATATTCAAAGTCAGTATCAATTTGAGACTGAGGTTGAGACATTCTCTGCTTGTTAACAGCATCAAAATATGTCTCTGCTGGTTTTACCGTCTCTTCAAAGTCATCATAGATAATTTGTAACTTATCAGTGTCCGACATTGATGTCGTATCATAAGACAAGACAACTCTAGTAGTCGTGACATTACGAATATCAGTTTGGATACTATAAGTAGTAGCAGTTAGTTCGGGGTCAGAAAAGTTGTAGATTACTTTATTACTAGTAACATTGGTAATAAGAATTAACTGTTCCCTTTGAACACCGCCAGGGATTACAACTTCTCTCGCAGAAGCATCAAAGAGATAGTAGTTACTCTTAATGGATTTCCTTGCCATTACCTATGTTCCTCGGAATATTATTATGCTCTATCTATTTATCAGACACCGTACTTACCACGGGTGGCATTGAAGTTTTGGAGAACTTCCGCTGCTGATAGTTCAAAGTCGTATCCTCTAATCTCACCAAAATGTCCAGCTATACCAGTGTTGGTGTCAAAGTCTCCAAATATTTTATTCAGTGGTATAACACCAGTGGAGAATGAATTGGTAGATCCACCAGCATAAACTCCATCTCTATAAATGAAACCTAATTGTTGTGATGCATTAACCCCAAAGCAAATATGGTGCCATTGATTTTGAGTTAGAACTGTTGAAACCGCTTCATTAATACTATTCTGTTTGAAAATCAAAGAATAGTTATTATTACCATAAACTCCAATTTCATATTGTGGTGGTGTAAGTCCATCCTCATCTCTAACAAAATAATTCCACGCTGTGTCAGATTGAAGACCAGTAAATTTCATCCACATCTCTACAGTAAACCCACCAGTTCCAGACAAAGATAGTCCAGGAATTGTAATATTATCACTGGATCCATCTGTCTCAAGGTAACCAGCACTATTGAATGTAGCTCCGTTGATCGTGCCAGTATAAGAAGAACTTGAGAGGTTCTTTACTGTGGTTGGTGCTGTGAGTCTAACACCATAAGTGTCAACATACCTGGCATTCTCAGATCCTACCCATAGTTGTGCCGAAGCAATCTGAACTACTACACCAGCATTAACTGTTCCAATACCAAAGAATTCTTTAGTGTTACCAACAAAAACACTATCAGTGGTAGTAATCTCACTCCACTCTTCAGTAATATTAAACTCGACGTTTGCTTGGTTGGCAGTATAAGCACCATTCCTTCCATGCTTATGGTATACAGTTTGAGTTCCATAACCAGGAGCAGATCTCATCAACCATCTCTGTGATGTTACTGTTCCTGCTGGATAATTAGGAAGAATTCTCTGTTGAAAAGATGCTTCACCTTCCGATCCTCCAGTTCTTTGAATTAGATCAAACTGCCACACATCTTCTCCGTTGGGTCCAATCTTACCCATGTATTGTTTATTGTTACTGCTCCCTGATAATCCAGACCAGAAATTTTCTGCTGCTCCTATCTTATCAAAGTTATTGGAATATGTGTAAAGGTTCTCAGCACGATCATAAGTTGCTCTGTTTCCAAAGTCATAGTTCAGAAGCAGGTCGCTACCATATACAATACCAGGACCAATCCTAGGTGCTGTGGAAGGTGCTTCGTTGATGTACTTAGACTTGGTGGCGTTATAGTTCTGGTGGGCTTGTGCTTCTGTTAGAACTCTTGAATAGATACGAACATCACCGAGTGAACCCATAAAATAATTGTTACCATCTGTACTATGTCCAGTTTTTCCAATAGAATATTCGTTCGTTGCAGGGTTGTCATTAAACCATTTGTATCCATTATCATCACCTATTACAAAGGCACTGTATCTTATACCATCAATATAAAAATTATAACCATTTGGTCCAGACCCACTACCAGTGAACACAACATGATGCCAATTGTTATCATCCACAAGTTCGTAAGATTGAATTTTTACTGCCAATCCGCTCGCAGGATTAAAAGTATACCTTAGTTTACCGCCGCGAATTCTGAGATGTGCCCAATCAGCTCCGTCAATTCCACTTGTATGTTCCGAATAAATTGTAGATCCATTGTTTGTACTATCTCCTGTCTTAAACCATGCTTCAATTGTTCCACCAGCATAGTTCTTAAGAATTGGAGGTGATCCATCAAGGTACTCAGAAAATCCATTAAAGTCCCAGTATCCAGCGGCGTTGTAGGTAGGTCTAGCAGCGGGTAAATCGGTCTGCACCTCTCCCGAACTTCCTGCATTAGAATCTGTAATTGTATGATTGCTATCACTAGCATCAGTAATAGGGTATGATCCTTGTGCTGTGAGAAGCACAGTTCCTGTAGTATCACCACCACTACCACTGCTGTTTACTAAAACTGTACCATCAATCTCAATAGCTGTCATATAACCAGTACCAGCACCGATATGTCCCTGTGCTTCAATATATTCAATTGTTCCAGAAGAATTAGGATGACTTGTCCAGTATGGAGATTGAACTTGTGTGCCATTCGCATGTATTACAGTAGTCGTACCATTAGCACGTACAGTAATACTTCCAGAATATGCGCCAGTATTAATACGAAGACTCGAACTCCATGTGGTTGTCGTGGTAGGAGTCCAACGAACAGATTTACCTGCGTTTACAGTTTCAACCCTAGTGTTTAGGTTACCATCAAAAAGTTGTGAAGGAGGTTTGTTTGAAGCGATTGCGTCATCAGGTGACCAAACGCTATCTTCTAAGATAGTTCCGTCAACTCTAATGGCACAGAAACCAGCATCCCAACCAGCATTATCAGTTCTCTGGGTGTATATAGTATTGATGGTTCCAGAACCAGAGGCAACAGTCACCCAACCATTAGCATGTTGAGTGCTACTTCCACTACTATTAGTTTGATTGAACCAAGTAGCAGTTACATTATTGTTATCTAAAACTTCAACCTGACTACTATATGAGATAGGAGTTGTTGGAGTGAATAACAATCCACCAGTTCCTTCAGATCTTATGGGGTTAGATCCAGAGTTTGAGTGTGGTGCGGTAAAACCAGCAGTAGCAGTCTTTAGTCCTGGGGACGTTAACATCGAACTGTATATTGTACTATAATTAGTAGCACTTGTTGTTGTTGTTGTTTGTCCTGTGTTGGTTAGAGCAGAGGTAGGAGGTGTAAAGTTGCTTGTATATACTGCTATTCCTTTAACTACTCTCAATTGAGAAACACTACCCTCAATATAAGCATTATCTCTCTGGTTATATCCAATCTTGACAGGATTGCTTGTAGTCATACTATTAGAATCAAGGAGATTCCCATTTACTAAGTCTGATGTTCGATCAACACCATCAACAAAAGGAATGATGACTCCATTACTTCTAACAAAAGCAATATGATGCCATCGATTATCATTAACATTGACATCTATTTGTCTATCTGTAAAATCACTACCAGTTCCACGAGCAAAATAAATTCTGTTGGTGCTGTTGTATCTTGTTCCAATTCTCCAAGTTCCTGCTTCATTACTGGAGATCAGTGTTGTAATGACAGCAGTAAAAGATCCTGAAGGAAACCCTTTCCACCAAAATTCAATAGTCCAATCACCAGTTCCAAATTGAAAGTCTGTGCTGTTTGCAATTTCTAGATAATTACTACTACCATCAAATCTTGCTCCACCAGAACCATAAAAAGGTTCTCCAGGAGAAGCACTAGTATCCCTACCTTTACCTGATTGATCTAACCAGTCTCCACTACCAGAATAGACATTGCCGAGTAGGTTTAACTCTTGGTCAAACTCATTAATTCTAATAGCAGGACTACCACCATACTCAAAACTATCAGCACTATCCATCTGTCTCCTCTTGTTAGAGACATGAGTAGCAAGATCATCAAAGAC